CCCCTTCAGCAGGCATTGCTGGAGCCAGTAAATTGATAGCAGAAACATGGGTAGGTGCAGTTTCCAATATGCAAGATGCGTTCACCCGATTGAGTGCTAGAATTGGTGAAACACTTATGCCCACGGCTAGAGGTCTTGTTGCAGCTATAACCCAGATAACCAATAGTATTGATACGGAAGAGATCAAGGCTTATGGGACAGCATTTGGTGTGGTAGTAGCCGGTGGTTTATTAGCTGCTGCTGCGGCAATGATTAAAGCTAAGAGAGAAGCTCAAAAACTTTCCATCGCATTAGTTAGGACCGGCTGGGGAGCAATAATTATAGCAATCGGCTTTGCTATTGGTGCATTGCTAGATGTGTCAAATTATTTTAAAAGCACTACAAAAGAAGTTGATAATAATAAAAAGTCAGTTGAATCATGGCTGGAGGAATTGAAAAATGCTACTGCAACCAATGAAGAACTAGCAGAGAGCATTGCTGAAAGTGAAGCTGCCTTAAAGAAAAAAATGGAAATTTTACAGGCTACTAATTCTGAAGGGAAATATGCCGCAGAAGTAGGTAGAGATCTTACCGCAGTTGAAAAGAAATATTTAGAAGTAATAGATCAGCTTGTAGAAAAAAAGAAACAGGAAAAAGAAGCTCAGAAACATCTAAATGAAGTTAAAGAAATGGCTTTAGATTTAGAAAGAGACCTTGCGATTTTAAGAATGAAAAACCGTGACGCGACCGAAGAACAGATTGCCACTGCTACACTTTTACAGAATGCACAAGACCAGTTAAATCAAATTGCAGGTGAAACTGGATCTGTTTTCCTGGAATTACAAGAAACAAGTGAAGGTACTGCTGTTGGTTTTAATGCCTTTGCCGGGGAAGTTGGATTTACGAATGAACAATTAAAAGCAATGGAATTAGTGGTTCAAAACACAGAGGAGGGTTTCAGGGCAATACAAAAAGAAGCAGAGGAATCAAAAGACGATATTACGGACTTTAGATCGGAAATAGGCGCACTTATCGGATCACTCGGAAGACTTTACCAAAAACTTAAAGAGGGTCAAGAACTGGGTTTTGGTGATTTTTTAAGCATTTTAGGATCAGTATTAATGTTTGTACCTGGTCAACAGGGAACTGGCGCGGTACTGTCATCATTAGCTCCTTTCGTGGGACATAAAGGTGGATTAATCACTACTGAAGGTATACGGGGATTTGCTAAAGGTGGGTTGATTGGCGGTCCAGACAACGTACCTATCATGGCGCAATCAGGTGAATTTGTTTTGAATCGAAAAGCTGTGCAGAATATTGGATTACAAAATCTAGAAACCATGAATCAAAAAGCTGTGCAGAATATTGGATTACAAAATCTAGAGGCCATGAATCAAACGGGTTCTGGATCTAGCATCACAGTTAATATATCAGCACCGCTTGTAGATGAAACAGTTGTGGATTCGATCATCCCGGCGATTGAGAAGGCAAAAAGGATGAATCTGGCGTGAGCCTTACTTTACCAGCAGCGTATTCTTCAGCTTCAAAGCAGGGCAATATCCAGGAGAATTGGATAATTCAATTAGGATTTTTCAATGGGGACGCACAGGGAAGCGGTGAAGGTGGCTGGGAGGCAACTTTACAATCAAGCGGTGATGATAACACAGTAAACGAATCGGTAGACAATTCCGAGACTGATATTGATGTACTCGACGGTACAGTGTTCCAGGTTGGCGATTTCATTAAAATCGATAGCGAGATTATGAAGATTTTAAGCATCTCAACGAATACCATAACCGTTGAGCGTGGCGCAATGAACACAACCAAAGTAACGCACGTTAACAGAACCGCAATCTACTGGAACAATTTCACTCCCATTGCCTTATCAGATACAACGGTCGATGATGTATTCTATCATGGAGTGGTTACAAATACTCCCTCCATTCGATCTTCTATAGACTTGGTAAAAGCCATCGCAAAGACAGGCAATATATCTTTAAATGTAGCAAATTTCCAATACAAGGGTGATGACTTCTCGGCTGAACTGTTCCTGGGGACGCGAAAGTATATTAATAGAAATGTTAAAATATACTCGCAATTAAATGACAATTCTACATTGTCTAATTGTTTACAGATTTATCAAGGAAGGTTAGTAGGTGTGTCTCACGATGATTCTATGGTTACACTACAATTAACAGAACAAAGGCCTTGGGATTTTATTAGTATTCCTCAAACGAAAACATCGGATACAAATATATATTTTCCAATAGCTTATGGAAATTTCACACCTAACACAACAAGCAGAGATTATAGGGCAATTAAAACAGTATACCCAATACCTGTCAATGAATTCAGGGGAACACAATTATACAGTTTAATAGGTACTGAAGATGTAACGTCAAACGCTTATCCCCATTATTACGATAAAGGGATGGATAGATTTATACCAGTTTCTGAAGATGGTGCATATAATTTTGATACTGATGCAGATAGCTATAAAGGAGGATTTGCGGTCCAGGCACATTATGAACTTGAACGAAGAATCACTTTTAAGCCAGTGGAAACCACTTCATCAACAGGATGGTCAAATCCAGATAATGCCTTTGATGATGCAGATGCAAACGAAGAAACAAATTATGCAAGTGCAGATTTCACTCAAACGAATACAGGGCAGACTTCAAAAACAATAAAATTTCAAATGCCGCAGATTGAAGGCAAAGTAACTGCTGTTTCAATGGAAATTAGATATTATACCAATGAAATTACTGTACTAACGTCCGGTACAGGCACTGCAACATATACGCTAACCAATAAAACTTGGGGAGCTAATGATATCTTTTACAGTAACTCAGCAACGAGTACAGGATCAGATAATTCAGGGGGGAGTGGAACAACGGATGCAAGTGGTTCATTACTGACACAATTCGATGCACAGGGGGGATGGGGAGATGAAATTGAAATTGAAGCAAAGGTTGCTATTGCGGCGGGGGGTGACCCAATGTCTGGACAATTTCAGCCGAGAATTTATGATGTCAGAATACTTGCAACAGCAGAAGTAGATTGGGACGAAGCAACAAACAAAGCAAGACAAACGGCAAATAAGATTGTCAGTGACATAGGCACATTATATACAGGTGGAGATGGACTTGTTAATTCCTGGGATAGTTCTGCTATTACATATGGACATGAGGCACACAGGGATATGCTCATCAGATTTGCTGGATACACAACAACAGCACCAGAGAACTGGGCAGCATTGAATACAGATAGATCGCTTGCAACATGGCAGGTGCGCTGGTGGATATTAGAACCAATGGAACTGGAAAAAATACTAGAACAGTTGCAATATGAATTTGGCTTTATCTTCAAATTCAGAGCAGATGGAACAGCATCATATATACATATTCTACAAACCGGCGAACTCTCCGCAGTTCAGACATTCAAGGAAAATGATATTGCAAATCTGAAGATTAAGAATATGCCATTCAATGAGCTGATAACTAAAATGGAAATTAATCACAAGAAACATCCAGCAGAGAATAGTTACTTATCATCTGTTACATCATCAAATTCAACTGCAAGAACCAACTGGAATGTCCAATCAAAAGAAAATATCTCTGACATTAATTTAGATATGAACGTAGGGACTCCAAATGCAACCGGGCAGTCTGACCCGAATACAGATTTTTATTCATATTATGATAACATTTTGGGTGATATAAAAAAGATCATTAGTTGCGATATCGTAAACCCCGCTATAAGCTACAATCTTGAAACAGGTGATATAATCCAGTTCTCAAATACAGCCGGAGAAATGCCGGTTGATCCATTCGGAGATGATTGGCAGGATTACTACATGATTACAGATTTAAAACGCTCACCTGGTAAGGTAAGCATAACTTCAAGAGAGGTATCCTAATATGGCTAACATGAATGTAAGAACTCCGAGGTTCTATACTGACTATATAAATTATTTTCTTTCAAGGGGTTCTACCCAGGATGGTAATTTTGATGTACAACCTACATCAGTTAATGGTTTGTCAATTATTGGACTCCAAAATGGTACAGAAGCAGAATTGTTTGATATGAAACCAACTAATACAGTTGACTTTAATACTTCCGCTGATCCCGATGGTCACGTTATAATTAGTTTAGATTTAAAAGCATCTTATAAGAAAAGTTTTATAGCAATATTAAATCACAATTTAAACACGGCCGATGGTAAGATAAGGATTTCCGCAAGCAACACAGAAGCGCACGTTCAGGCTGCTGATTTTGGCAGCGCAACGGCAATAACCTGTACGGAAGTTGTTAATGCTGGTAGCATTTCTACTAATATTATCACCCCGGCAACTGACGGCTCTACAATAGTTCGATTTACAGAATCCGATTTACGATATTGGGGGATACAATTTGAAGGGAACGGGGGGAATGAATTTAGTGCTACAGATTTATATGTAGGGTGCATTCTCGCTGGAGAATATTACGAAATGCCACACGCCCCAGATATGGCTATAAAGCGGTCTATAATATTTGATCAAGTAAAGGTAATGGAATCTGTTGGGGGTCAGCGTTTTTCTAACATGAGCAATATCGGCAGACAAGCAGAATCTGGCAGTATAAGCCCATTCTCCACGTCGATTCATGCTGCCAGGATTCATGGGGGTCGGATTACTTATGATATGAATTTTTCTTATCTAAATTCAACAGACGTAATGCCTAATGAATATGATATATACGAAATTGCCGACGATGCAGTGGTAGAAGACGTTTGGAACAAAACTAATGGCAGACATTTGCCCTTTATCTTTAGTGTAGATAAAGATTCAGAAGGGAACAACGCAGAGAGCGAGCATATCTTCGCCAGATTCGGACAGGATTCTTTAGACATGACCCAGGTAGCAAACGATATGTGGAATATTAATATGCGAATCGAAGAAGAATTCTAGTGCCAATTAGTGCCATTTTAATATTCCGCTAGATTCCGCCACCCTCTGCCACTTTCTGCCACTCATAAAATGAAAAAAGCCTCAAAAAAGAGGCTTT